AATCGCTCTTCCTCCACGACCGCGTCGACGACGGCCGGGCGCGCGTCGAGGCGGGCGAGCGGTCGGGGGTCGCCTATTTCGAATGGAGCTCCGGTGATGATGACGATCCCGACGACCCGGCCACCTGGTGGGGTTGTATGCCCGCCCTGGGGCACACGGTGACCGAGGAGGTGATCCGGGCCGACCATGACGCTATGGAGCCCGGCGAGTTCGCCCGCGCCTACCTCAACCGCAGAGCCAGCGGCGGCCGGCCGGTGATCGACCCGGTGTCGTGGGCGGCGTGCCGGGACTCGCGGTCGCAGCTTCGAGGCCTGCCGTGCTTCTCGTTGGATGTCACCCCCGACCGGGGGGCGGCGGCGATCGGGGTGGCGGGCTGGCGGCCCGACGGCCGCCGTCATCTCGAGGTCGTCGAGCACCGGCCGAATACAGACTGGGTGGTGGGGCGTCTCAGCGACCTGCAGAGACGCTGGCAGCCGTGGCCGTGCATCGTCGACCCCGGCTCGCCCGCCGGCGCCCTCCTCGTCGACCTGGCCGCCTCTGGTGTGTCTACCGAGACGGTCACCGCCCGCGAGTACGCCCAGGCGTGCGGCCAGTTCTACGACTCGGTCGTCGACGGCGGGGTCCGCCACCTCGAGCAGCCGGTGCTGAACCTGGCGGTCTTCGCCGCCCGCAAACGACCCCTCGGGGACGCGTGGGCGTGGGCGCGTAAGACCGGCGGGGACATATCCCCTTTGGTGGCGGTCACCTTGGCGCACTATGGGCTGGTGAAGGCGGGCGCCGGCAACTTTCAGATCCTGTGAACGACACTCCTACCGCCAGGCGCGCCAGGGTGACACGATATGTACCCGTGGTCGCTCAGATCGTCGGGGTGGTGGCGATGGCGGTCGGTTTCGGCCTCCTCGCCGTCTGGGCGGGCCTCGTCGTCGGCGGCCTCGGCCTGCTCGCCGCCGGCACCGTCGCCGAGGTCGGGCAGGGCTAGAGATGGGCCTTGGCCGGCTGCTGACGCGCAGCTCGCCGAATTTCGGTTCGTTGGTCCCCAACGCCGGGCCGACACCCGCCAGCCCCCAGCCGTGGTATCCGCCGTCGAACATCCTGCCGCCCACCACCGAAGCCAACGCCCTGTCGGTCCCGGCGTTCTGGGCCGGCTACCGCTATGTCACCGGGGCGGTCGGCGAGCTGCCCGTCGCCGCCTACCGCGGCACCGAGCTGATCGACCCCCAGCCCGGGGTGCTCGTCCAGCCCGACCCGAACCAGACGCCGATGGCGTTCTTCTCGGCCGTCACCGCCAGCCTCACCCTGTACGGCAACGCCATCTGCGTGATCACCGGCTTCGACCGTCTCGGCTACCCGACCACGCTCAAGGTCATCCACCCCCTGATGGTCGCGGTGCGCTTCACCGGCAACCCGATGGCCCCCGACATCGGCGCCTACTACGCGGCGGGCCAGCTGTATGACCCCGACCAGATATGGCACTGCAAATCCCATCTGGCCCGCCCGGGCTGGCCGTTGGGGCGGGGGATCATCGACTCGATGTCGGATGCGGTGGCGATGGAGCAGGCGTTGCAGTCCTACGCCGCCAACTATTTCGTCTCCGGCGGCATGCCGTATGGGATTTTGAAGATTCACCGGCCCGAGATCACCCAGGCCCAAGCCGACCAGGCCAAGGCGGACTGGATCACGAAATATTCGGGCCTGCCGTCGCCGGCGGTGCTCAACGAGCTGACCGACTTCACGCCCCTGGCGTACCGGCCGGTGGACAGCCAGATGATCGAGTCCCGCCAGCACGGGCTGATCGAGATGGCCCTGGCGTGGGGTTTGCCGCCCTCGAAGCTGGGCGCGAATGTGGGCGGCTCGACGTACAAGAACGCCGAGATGGAAGAGGTCCAAGCGAGGAATGACGCCGTCGCCCCGTGGACGCATCTGTTGGAGCAGTCGATCTCTACGGAGTGGCTGCCCCGGGGTCAGCACGCTGAATGGGACCTGACCGCCAGCCTGCGCACCGACACCCTCACCCAATACCAGGCCTACCAGGCGGCGTTGGGCGGGCCCGGCCCGCAGTCGTCGTGGCTGTTGGTCGACGAGATCCGCGCCCAGAACAATCTGGATCCGATGGCCATCGTCGAAGCCCAGGTGGCCAAGGAGGTCGCCGCCGCGGGCGTCGAGGTCGCCGCCTCCCTGCCGGCGGTGCCCACGAACATGCCCGCCCAGCCCGGCGGGCCCGACACGGCGACGCCGTTCCCGACCGGTGAGACCCTGCCGGCCCCGCCGGCTAACGCCGGACCCCCAGGAGGTAAATGATCATGGCCGAATGGTCGACCGCCTACCAGAACAGCTTGCCCGACTCGGCGTTCCTGCTCGTCTTCACCGACGCCAAAGGCAACAAACAGCGGATGTTCCCCTACAAGGACGCCGACGGCAAGATCGACCTCCCGCATCTCAAGAACGCGGGGGCTCGCATCCCCCAGGCGTCGACGATCACCGCCTCCCAGCGCGCCGAGGCGATGGCCAAGTACAAGAAACTGGCGGCCGCTCACCCCGACATCGGCAGCGGCACCACCTCGAGCTACGAGGGGACCGCCGGCTCTGGGCGTTCCCGGCCGGCACCGTTGCCCGCCGAGGCGCTGGGTTTGCAGGAACGCTCCTTCAGCCTGGTGATGGAGGTCCGCGAGACCGGCGACGGGCGCACCCTCTACGGCCGGGCGGTGCCCTACCACGTCGTCGGCGACGTCGGAAAGTTTCAGGAGCGCTTCCTGCCCGGCTGCTTCTCCCGCCAGCTCGCCGCCTCGGGCACCGGGCACATCAAGCTGTACGACGCCCATGACGCCCGCCTGCGCGGCCAGCCGCATGTCGGCAAGACCGAGACGTTGCGCGACCAGCCCGACGGCCTGTACGGCGAGTGGCGGCTATTCGACACCCCGGCGGGCAACGCGGCGTTGACGATGGTGAAAGAGGGCGAGATCACCGGCCTGTCGATCGGGTTCAAACCGGGCGAGGGCGGCGGCAGCCGCAAGGCGTCAGACGGGGTCATCGAGCGCCTGTCGGGCCACCTCGACCATGTCGCCTTGACGTCCGAGCCGGTGTACGCCGAGGCGGCGGTGTTGGCCGTGCGCTCCCGGGTGCTGCCCCGATACCAGGCCCAGCGCGAACGCCTGGGTATGCTCATCGTCTAGCAGCCGAACCCGGCAGCGCCGAACCCGCCCGACGTGGCGGAACCGGCCCGACACGGAACCGGTGACAGGGCGACACCCTGCGCCGCCGCGCCCTGGGCGCAATCCCGACACCGGGAGGAACCGTGCCGAACCGTCTACTCGAGCGCCTGGGCGCCGACTACCAGCAGCTGCTGGGCAACTTCGATGAGATCCTGAACCGCTGCGCGGCGGAGAACCGCGACCCGACCGAGGCCGAGCAGGCCAACCTCGACGCCATCAACGCCGAAGCCCAGCCCCTGGGCGAGCGGATCGTCGAGCTGCGCGCCATCGAGGACCGCCGCCACTCGACGATCACCGCTTTGACCGACCTGCCCGAGCGGGGCGAGGCGACCGGGGAACGGGCCGGCGTCGTCCAGGTCCGCTCCGAACCCGAGATCTACCGCAAGCCCGACGCCTCCCTCGAGGTCCGCCAATCGTTCTTCAGGGACCTCCTCCACGCCCAACGCGACGGCGACATGGAATCCCGGTCGCGCCTCGAGCGGCACACCTCGCAGATGTTGCGGGCGGCGTCGACGACGGGCGGCTCGGGCGGCACGATCCCCCCGACGTGGCTGTTCGAGGAGTTCGCCCTGATCGCCCACGGCGCCCGGCCCACCGCCGACACCCTGCGCCGTATCGGGATCACCGACGCCAACCCGGTGACCGTCGGTATCCAGACCTCGCCCGGCGCCGTCGTCGGGGTGCAAACGCCGGAGAACACCGTCCCCGTCGACGGCAGCTTCACCTCGACGCCGTTGACGGTCACACCCTCGACTTACACTGGCAAGGTCGACGTGTCCCGCCAGATGATCGACGGGTCGAACCCGGCGGTCGACTCGCTGGTCTACACCGACATCATGGGCGCCTACAACGAGCAGATCGAAACGGCGGTGTGGGTGGCCATGAACGCCCTCGTCGCGGGGAGCATCGCCGCCGCGGTCACCGTCGACATGACCGCCGCCCCCGCCCAGCAGATGCCCGACGGGGTGATCATCGCCGGCACCAACGTCCGCATGAAACGGAAGATGGCCCCCTCGGTGGTGTTCATGTCGGAGAACACGTGGGGCAACACCATGATCCAGAAAGACACCCAGGGCCGGCCGCTCGTCGTGTCCTCCTGGGCGGGGCCGATGAACGCCCGCGGTATCGGCGACGCCCTCACCTATCAGCATGTCGCCGGGCAGATCGCCGGGCTGCCGGTGGTCACCACCTGGTACGCCGGTGACATCGCCTACGTCGTCAAAGCCGACGACGCCCTGCTGCTGGAGTCCTCGACGTTCAACTTCCGCTACGAGGAGGTGCTGGGTCCCGAGTCGATCCGCCTCGGCGTGTGGGGGTACATGGGCCTGGTCCTGTCCCGCTACCCGCTGGCGTGGGCCCGTATCACCGTCGTCCCGCCCGTCGCCGGCCTGCCCCTCGTCGCCGACGAGGCGCCCGTCGAGACGCGCTCGAAGCGGTAGAAGGAGGCCCCGGGGATGGCGACGGCGTGGCCGAGTCTGCAGAACGTCAAGGACTACCTGCGCCTCGGCACCGACACCACCGACGACGCGGTGATCGCCGAGCAGCTCGCCGCCGCCATCGCCTGGGTCACCAACCGCTGCGTGGTCACCACCGTGACCCCCGGCGACCCGGCGTTCCTGCCCGACCAGCTCTACGCCGTCGCCCTCATGGAAGCCGGCCGCCTGTACCGCCGCCGCGACTCCGTCGACGGGACGATCGGCTGGGGGGACATGGGTTTGGTCCGCGTCGGCCCGAAAGACCCCGACATCGAAACGCTGATCGCCGCCTACCTGAACATCGTCGTATGAGCTGGAACCGCACCCCCGTCGCCGGCGCCCTGGTCGCCATGCTCGGCCCGGCGGCGGGAGGCGTGAAGGTCCACGAACGGCCGCCCGAGACGGTCAACCCGATGTGCGTGGTGATCGACCGCCCCCAGACGGTCCTGTTCTCGACCGTCGCCCCCGGCATCGACGAGGCCACCTTGCCGGTGATCCTCGTCGGCGGCGTCGAAACCGAAGATGCCCTCGAAGCCATCAAGACGGCGTGCAAAACCGCGGTCCTCGCCGACCCGACCCTGAAAGGGACCGTCCAGGCCGCCTGGCCGGCCGAGGAACGGAACTGGCGGAACATGACCGGCGCCGGCGGCATCCAACTGCTCACCGTCGAGCTCATCCTGACGATCCAAATGTGAAGGAGATCTAATGGCCAACGCCACCAAAGACCCGCCCGCCGTCGCTCCGCTCTATACCGGCGACCCGATCCCGCCGACGGCGAACCCGCTGATCCTCAACGACTGCTATTTCGAGATGTCCGGCGTGAACCTCCGCTGCCTGGTCAAGCACCTCGAGGCGGCGTTCCCCGAGAACAAGCCGGTCACGGTCACGACTTTCTGTGGTGAGACCGACTATCCGGGGGTGACGAAATGGCATCTGCGGGTCACGTTCTACCAGTCCTTTGACCCCGGGGCGGTGTACGCCACTTTGAACGCCGCCTACACGTCCTACGTGGCCAACGGCACGCCGGTGCAGTGGCGGGCGCGGCCCTACAGCTCGCGGGCGGCGGCGGCCAACAACCCGTGGATATCGGGATATTGCATCCCCCAGCCCTTCGAGCTGATCGTCGGCGACGCCGGCGCCACCGGCGAAGTGTCGATCGACTGGAATTTGACCGCCCCGCCGACCGTCGACCTGGGCACCGTCGCCGCCACCGGCGCCACGTCCGGCTCCCCCGGGTTCTACTCGCCGTCAGGTGCCCAGGCGCCCGCCAACCTGGCCGCCCTCACCGGCGTGGTCGCCACACCCGCCACGGCGTGGGCGACGGGCTCGTATGTGATCACCGGCGACCTGCTCGCCAACCACTGGACCGGGGCGGCGTGGGCGGCGGGCAAAGCCTGACATGGCGGCCGCCAAAACCCCCCAGGTACAAGTCGTCGGGTTGAAGGTACTGGCCCGCGACCTGGGGAAAATGACGGGCCCGAACGGGCCGATGCTAAAAGCGATGCAGCAGGCGGCGCGCACCGCCGTCGAACCCGTCGCCGACGCCACCCGAAGCGCCATAGGCGGACTCGCCCAGGCGAAGAACCCGCCGCATCTCGCCGGCGACGTCCGCATCGCCCTCACCAAAACCGGCGCCGGAGTGAGAATGGGGCGCTCGACGGTGCGCTGGGCGGGCTGGGTCGAGTTCGGCGGGACCCGCAGAACCCCGTACCGCTCGTCGCGTCCCTTTCAACCTCAGGGGCGCTACATGTACCCCGCCGCCCGCCGCCTGGCGGGAACCGTCGCCGCCCGCTACGAAACGGCGATCGCCCGGGTCCTCGACGACTTCCACTGGACCAACTCGGGAGGCTCCGCCCATGACTGACCCCGACGCTGCCCTGCCCCTCGTCGTGTCGGTCACCAAAGCGGCGACCACCCGCATGCCCAGCCAGCGGGTCATCGACCTCCTCGCCCGGCTCGAGCCGGGCCGACCGTTCTCGGACCTGGCCACCGAGGAACCGTTCCGGATCGTCGCCTTACGCCAGCTCATGGCCGACTACCCCGAGAGGGACCTGACCAGCTTGTGGATGCACGCCTACGACGTGGAGGTCCAGATCGTCGAGCCGGACCCTACCTCGAGCAACGGGCCGACGCCTACGCCAGTTTCTGCCGCTACTGGCGATGCCTTCCCGACGACCTCGACGCCCTAGACGATGACATCTTCGCGGCGATGGTCACTCTGATGAACGCCGAAGGCGAAGCGATCCGCAAAGCGAGCGCGGCGAGGAAGAGGTAGCAGGTGGCCGGCCCTTCGGTGATGGTCCGGATCCTCGGCGACCTCACGGGCCTGTCGAAATCGTTCAAAGACTCCGGTAGCAAAGCGCAGGAGGCGGCCAAAACGGCGCAGCAGTCGTTCGGAACGATGCTGGGCATGTTGAACCGCACCGGCGCCCTCGGCCCCTTCGGCGAGGCCCTCGACGGGGTGAACGAGGCGATCGGCAACATCATCGAACACGGCCACAAGATGGGCGACGTCATGCTCGCCGCCGGCGGGGCGGTCGCCGGCGCCGGCGCCCTGTTCTCGGTCCTCGGCTCGAAAGAGCAGGCCGCCCACCAGCAGCTGTCGGCCGCTATCGACGCCACCGGCCATTCCTATGACGAGTACGGCAAGTCGATCGAGGCCGCCATATCCCATGAGGAGCACTACGGCAACAGCTCGGTGCAAACCCAGCAGGCGCTGCAGGCGTTAACCCAGGCCACTCACGACCCGGCCGAGGCGCTGAAACTGTTGTCGACGGCCACCGACCTGGCCGCCGCCAAACACGAGTCGCTGTCCGCGGCGGCGACCTCCCTGGGCAAGGTCTACAACGGCAACGCCAAACTCTTGAAGGAATACGGGATCGTTGTCGACAAGCACACCCATCTGACCAAGGACGGCCAGACCGCCACCGAGGCGCTGGCCTCCGTTCTGAAAGGTCAGGCGGCGGCGGCGTCGGACACCTTCACCGGGCACCTCAAAGCCCTCGGGACGACCATCGAAGACCACGTGTCGCTGCTCGGTGAGAAATACGGCCCCGCCTTGCAGGGCGCCGGCGGGGCGATGGCCGGGCTGGGGGCGGTCATGAAGACCGGCAAGGCGATAATGGACGCCTACACCGACGG